AGTCTGCCGTTAACAGGGTCGCCTATGGTAAATGGGTTACCGAAGGTTGCGCCTGAGTTAAAGTTTAGGCTTACATTAAGCGTCGCTGGTAATGCCATTAGTCTATGAGAGACAATCTGTTTATCTTGGACTGACTGCCTGAGGCTGAGTTATTTATCAAGCCATTTTGTAATTCAGCTAATAAACCTGAGGTTGCACCGTTAACAGTAATGTTTGTTACCTGTGTGCTTTCTTTGGTTGTGGCTGCGATCTTAGCCATTAAGCTTTCATAGATACCTGTGACCTGAGCCACACCTGCCACAGCCTCAACTCTTGCCTGTTCAAGTGTTTTCATAGGCGCAGCGGAAGGACTTACTTGTAATGCTTTTTGAGCAGCAGCTAACTTAGCCAACTCAGCCAATGCCGCCTGAACATAAGCAGGGTAATCTGCAAATGGGTTTAAGGCTTTAGGTAGGTTGGCAATAAAGGTGGCTAAGCCTGTAACACGACCTTGTGACAATAACAACTCATTGCTTAAACGATCTGCTTCCCTGGTGTTTCCTGTCAGTAATGCTAATTGTAATTCTAGGCGTATCTTTTCATTTTCTGTAATTTTACCCTGCAAGGCAATTAGCACACCTGCTTGGTCAATATCTAATACTGTGCCAGCCTTCTTTAATTTTAGTTGATCTTGCTGAGCCTTAGTTAAGGCTTTAGTTGCTTTAAGTTGAGCGGCAGTTGCCTTAATTTGAGCGGCAGAGTTTCTATCATACACATTGCCAAAAGCAGTAGGTGAAATCTTTTCAGCAAATACGCCTTTTAATTTTGCTCGTTCTTGTGCGTCAATAGTTAGACCAGTAGACAAACCAATTTTTGTGTATTCAATAAAGCGACCTATTGAGCCACCAATATCTAATATAGATTTACCGACACGCTCTTTTAGTTGATCGTATGCAATACCAAGGCGGTCAATTTGCCCTGTGTAGCCTTCAACAGCTGCTGAAGCCTGTCCGTAAAAATTAGTGTTGAGTGTTGCAATGGTTGCGTCAAAATCCCCAGCCTTTAATTCAGCGGCTGATAAGCCTACTCCTAAGCGTTGTAGTGCTGTTGTATTACCTAAGAAAGCTTTGCTTAAAGCTGTTGAGGTTGCGTCTAAATCTTTGCCTGTTCCTGCTGATACATCTAGGGCTGTACCCAGTAATTTTTGCGCCTTGTTAATATCCTTAGTTGCTACTAATAGGCGCTGAAACGCTGGAATTAAATTGTCGTCCAATATGCCTGTTGCTAGTGATAGCTTCTTAATATAGTCATTAACTTCGGGCGCTTGTAAAGCCATGCCTAGGTTGTTTAGAGTCTGATAAAGGCTTTTAGCTTGTTTCTCTGACTCGTAAAATGCTTGGATTGAGTTCTTGCCAAAGTTAAGTATTGAACCGCCTAGGGCTAATGCAGCGCCTTGTTTTGCTAATCTTTTTAGGCTTTTCTCTGCTTTATCAAACGCGTCTTTGCCAACAAACTGCGCACCAATTTTGACGGATAGATCGGTCTTTGCCATTATGCTGCCGCTTTCTTAGAATTAAACTTAATCTTTGCATTTTCCATTGCTTTAATAACTTTAGGCGTAACTTGTCCGTTAGTTTCTGCCCATGCTCTAAATATGGCTCGACCTGACATTTTGCGTGAAGGCTTGCCTGATTGGTTAGCACTTTGTGGCACACGATACAGCTGAGGCATACTGTCAATAAATTGACGACCAGCGTCAGGATTAAGTGAGTGACTAAACTTTTTGCTTGAACTAGTTCTAGACCAAGGTTGTCCGTTAGGGTTTTTGCGTCCTGCTGTTTCATAGATAGCACCGCTAGCTTCAGAATTAAATATCTGTGCTAGATAACTAAAACCTTTACGATTAGGCTTGCTTGGTGAAGTTGTGTAACCAATACCTCTACGGGCTTTTAATGCGTTGTATTTAGGAAATGCCCGATAGTTAATTGTATCTGCGCTTGAAGTTGCTTTACCCCAGTTAGATAAAGGCGCTGACAAAGGTAGGTATGATCTTGCTTGACGAGCTACTGGGCTTAGGTAACTAGCCATTTCTTTGTTTAATTCTTTTGCTAAGTCAGGTTGGTATTTGCGCAAAGCAGTACGCATTTCCCTAGCGCCTTTTACCTCTACCATGCTGCTCAATTTGTTTAGCCCTATCCTTCATATATGCCAAGGTTGCTAACAACATTGACCTGTCCATGTTAATAAACTCGCTGTGAGGTATGCCCGTTTCAACCGCTAATGAAGCGATTAAATAACTAAAATCATACCTCGTCACCCATTTGGGATATCAGCGTCTACAATCTCTACCTTTTTAAGGTCTAAAAGAAACTGCTCGCCAAATGGTTTAACAGTCTCGCCTGATCTCCGCAAACACTCCCAAGCCAGCCAGTAAATGTCCGACTGCTTTTCCTCATCTCGAAAGCGTTTGTGGAAACCTGCCTTAAAGTTTTGCTCAAATGCGTACTCAATCGCTGGTGAAATCTCATGTGTTGATTCGTCACCTGAAGCCTTGGTGATTTTAAGTCCTAGCATTTTTCTCCTTAGAAAGTACCTGTTGTTGCAACGGTAACAGCACCGCTTACATTAAAGGTTAAATCTTGTGTGCCAATATCAGCAACAGAACCGTTAATGTCAGTTGTGTTATTGATTAAACAAGTCATTGTGTACAGCGGATTAGTCGCGCTAACACCTGTGCCTTTTTCCTGTAACAATACTACGGTTACATTTGTACCCCATGCAGCTTGTAAAGTTGCAAGGGTTTTTGTAGCAGCAGTGTCATTTAGGAAAGAAATAGTTACTGATGAAGCTTCTAAGCCCTTTACAAACTTGTGACCTAGATCACCCATTGCTGTTACCTCTAGCTCATCAAATGAACGGTTAAGGGTAACTGCGGTTACTAAATCGCTAAGATCAACTGAGTTAACCTTAACGCCTACTTTGTTGTTTAGAAATACAGCCATTTGGTTATTCCTCGTCTTTCTTTACGATTTGTGGCTTTTCGGTTTTTGGTGCTACTTGCCCGACTTTTTCAAGCCAAGCCTTGTCCTCGGAAGGAACATCTATAAGGTTGCTCATTTTAACTCCAGCTCGTAATTGCGCTTACATTGATTGTGGCAGTTAGCATTTCTTGTGCTTCAGCTAATACTGCAGGTGCTGAAACGCTTGACACATTTAGCTTCAATGTTGAAGCGGCTAACTTTGTAAATACACCTGAAACCATATCCTCTAATTGTATCAAGCCACCCTGATTATCTAGCATAGGCACAATGCAGGTGATTGTTAGATTAGCTTTAGGTGCAATGTTATATTGATTGTTGCTTGGCTCTAGCATAGGAGAATCCCAGCTTATGATTACTGAGTTTGCAATGGGTGAGGCAGGTGGAAAGGAAAAGACCTGCCACACCCCAGCGTTTTCCAACGCTGCCGCAATAGTTGATCTGAGAGTCGTAACGGCGACAGTCATCAGCCAACCAAGCTGTTAGGACTTAAGTACGGTGCTAACAAACCTCTTACTTTTGCGATCAGGCTGGCTGACATACGCCAAGGGCTAGGTTGAAAATCTGCGGTTATTGAAGTTGAGTTACTTGCTTGGCGTGATTGCCAAATGTCCACAGCAACCATTAGCGCAGCTTCTCTGACAGCACTAACCGTTGCATAATTTGTATATGTAGCACCTGCTACTGTGCCATAAGGCTGCACAGCATGAATAGCCTCAGCTGTGGAGTGTGATGTCGTTACTGTAATACTAAAATCAGTCATGCTTGTAATGACTTTACTTCCGTTAAAAGTTGCGCCGTTACCTGAGATTGTTACAGTTTGACCAACATAAAAAATGTTTCTTACTGAGTTATTAAAATATAATGTGCCGCTACCAACAATGTTACTGTGAGCGTAATTGTTAAGTTCGTCTTTCCATAAATACGAGGAAACAATATCCTGAGCAGCTTGCGCACACTCGTCCACAACAGCGTCTGAATACAAACTGCCAATACCTAGCACGCTACGAAGTTCGGCGACTGTTGGTGTTGTTGCTGCCATTGTTTTCCTTTCTTAGAGTATAGGGGCGAAGGCTTCCAACGCCCCTACACAGATATTTCCTTAACGGAAGGTTATGCAACCATCCACTTGTAAGCACCAGCTGCTATTTTCGGCGCCAAGGCTCCATAGCCATAGTAGGCAACAGAGATTTGACCTGTTGAAATTACATTGGTCTCTAAGCGGTACTTGCTTGACTCAAACCATGTGAAAGCCTGAGGATTAAGAATAAATGCTGCGTTGTCGCCTGTACCTGACAAGTTGCGAGAAACACGAAGGTTTAGACCGCCGATATTTCCACGAACATTTGTAGGTGTTAGGTTACCTGAAGCGTTTTGAGGATTGATTGTCTGTGTAAATACAGCTCTGTTTGAACCGTCTACTAGAGACATTAAAGCACCCCAGTACTCAGGTGATACAACAATGTTTTCAGCAAATCCAAGAGTTCCTGAGTAAATTGCTACTGCTGCGTCAGAAATAAAGTCTTGAACATTTGCTGCTGTAAATGTACGGTTTCCACCGTCAGCTGCTACTGCTGCAATACCAGCACCAACCGCTGCGTCAGTTGCAGTTGCGTAAGCAAACTCCATTTGACGAACTAGCTCTGCAAAAAATGCAGGTGATGATCGGTCTAAAATTTCTACTGAGAATTGCTGTTGTCCAGCGTATTTTTTAACATTGACAGATAAGAAGTTAACATTTTGATCTGTGTTTGACGGTGCTGCGCCTTCAGCTGTTTCTGCAACTGTTGGTACTTGTGTCAATTTAGGAATCTCAAATGTCATACCAGCGTCAGGTAAGGCACCTGAACTGATTGAATCAATAAATGGACGATCAGCATTTGACAATGGGTTGATGATCTCAGTTAGTTGACGAGTTGGTACAAGACCTGCGTTGTCAGATGTATCACTTGCTGCCATGATGTACTGACGAGCAGAGTCATCATTTAGGTATTGCGCACGCAATGTGTTTTCTAGGAACTTCTCTTTTGTGAACTCTAAGCGAGGCTTAGTGTAAATAGGTGCTGCTACTGTTGGACGAGCAGAGGCTTCAACCGCAGGGGTCTCTGTTACCTCAGTCG